AAATATCCGTGTTCAATAGCATTTAACAATCTAATTTGTTTTTCAGCGTTACCCTTAGTTGTACCTGAAGAATGTACTTTACCAGTAGTTTTATTTTTAACGGTATACAAATTTTTATTCTTAATTTTGCGTATTACATAAGGCATCGTCTTTATTTATATCAAGTAAATATATTTCTTTTTCAACTTCTTCAGTGGGAGATGATGGACAGGATTTTGGAATTTCAATACCGATGTGAGATAAAGCAACAAGCATTTCAAGTAGAGTAGAATCGTGTTCATTTACGTTTCTAAAAGTTTCATTAAAGTCCATAATAAAATCGTCAAGTTCTTCCTTCATCTGAGTCTTTAGAATTGCTTTTATTTCTTCGTTTGTGAGTTGATTAAATTCCTTCTTGAATAACATAATCGTATCGTAGAATTCTTTCAATGTTGTTTTAGGGTTGAGTTCTTCTATGGACGAAGTCCCCGAAGGTAGATCTGTTGTACCGGATTTATCTTTTTCTTCTTCAACTGAATTGAGATAATGATATTCACTATTATGTGATTGCTGTTTTTGAGACATTTATATTCTATAAATATTTTTATTTAAATTAAATAAAAATTTAATTTTTAATCTAATCGTCGGTAGGTATCATTCATATTTGTACTGTGCTGATACTTATCTTCAATCTTTTCTTCTTTCTCTTGTTTTTCTTTTATTGTAGGTTCATCCTTCAAGTCGTTAGAAATTTGTATATGTCTAAGCATACTTGTACTTAATTTTTTACCTTCTGCGTACTTTTTGAATATACTGTTGAGCAATTTTGTAACGTGGTTACTTGTAATAGGTGTTACCTTATCGTTAAGAGTAAAAAAATAACCGGACTTATTTATTTTTAACCATCTAGTCAAAATTTTACTTAAGGCTGGATCTATAGTCAAAACTTTTGCTCCAAGACGTTTCACATTCTTAAAATTATTTAACATAAATTTATAGTTAGATTTGTCTTTAATTAAATAATTTTCGGATTTATCTTTAAGGTCATCATATTCTTTCTGTGATATAACCTTACAATTTGCGACATTGTTACGTATAGGATTTGCGACATAGAAACGTAGTAATACATACTTTTGTATCATAGCATATTCTGTCTTTGATAATTTTTCTTTTGTCCATAAACCAGCGTCATTGATATCTATAAGCATCTTGTTCAAAATCTGTTTTACAGTATCAAAATCTATCCAGTTATCTTTTTGAGTTTTTGTTTTTTCCTGAGAATTAATTTGTTCATTTACTTTAACCATAATCTGTTTCAAAAGAGCCTGATACTTGTCTATTAATTTTGTATCAGGATTTTCATCACTATGTAAGGCAACAAGAACTGCTGTTAGTCTATTTTTCTTCGTGTTGTTATTTGATATTTCGTCAATACATTGTTTAATTTTTGAGAAATCTTTTAGAAACTGAGAAGATAACTGTTTAGTCTGGTCTTGATTACATTTTTTTGATAACATTCTTAAATTTGTGATATAGTTATGAATTGAACTTTCTGTTAATTCAGATCGTGATTTCGCAATTGCTTTACGTAAATTTTCTGAAGGTTGCTTACTCATCTTTTATTATAACTAAAGTTTTTTTTAATTAAGAAAAAAAATATTAAAATGATAAATTAGTTCCGGATTTATCGGAGTCTAGATAAACGTCCACCGCTTGTTCGGCTTCCTCCCATTTTACCTCCAGTGTGACGTGCTGTGATTTTGGATACGTTAGCAACGCCTTCAAGCAAAGGAGAAAATTCAGGAGCAAGAGATGCAACTACAGGACGAGCAAAGTCTGCTACACGACTGATACCGTGAGAAACTTTGTTAATAAAGGATTTGAACCGATCCAAAAATCGTCCAGAACCACGACGTCCGCCGTGAATAGCCCTGTAGATTTCGTGGCTAACTTCTTCGTTACCCTGAGCGGCCGAAAGCACCATTGCCTCGCTAAAGTTGCCAATGGATGTTCTAGCGCCATTTTCGTAAACGGAACACGTGCCAGGCATACTAAATAGAGTAAAGAATTCAAAATCACCTGTAGCACCAGAAATATTTTGAGCCGTAGCCTGAATCTGTAGAGTGTATTGGCCTGCGACGCCTGCTGCCTCGTTGGCCTGAAGCCCGATGTCCTCGCCGAATCTTACTGCAAATACAGAACCACGGTATTTACTGTATTGTGCCCAAGACAAATTCAAGCCACATCGCTGAGCGATACTGAATAGTTCTTGATCAGATGCAGTTGCTAGCAAACCAGACTGATTATTGAACAAAACTTGAATGTTACTGAGTTTACAATAACTATCAGATACAAGATAATTTGAACTAGCACGTGAGTGACGAACGAAAAGATACATCGCACTAGGAATCATACTCAGTTTTATAGAATCGGAAATAACCTGAAAAGAAGTGTTGTTAGTAATAGCATTATACGGTTTGATATATTGCTGAAGTTTTTCGTAATAAACAGTCTGTACCGTTGGCAAAGGCTGAATGATTTGTGGCGTGATATAATTCATAAGAATTTCTGGAGCCTGATAAAAACTGACTGTGACAGTAGTAATAGCGTTACCAGCAGTAGAGTGGCACAAGACACGATTTGTATTTTGAGTCCAGCGGAAATTAATGTTTAATTGATTGATATTAACGAGACCTTCCGAATCTCCTCCCATACCAGACAAAAATGGCGATAAGAACAAAGGTTCTACAACCTCGCAAGTGAATGATTTTCCATCTTCGGCAAGAACAACAGGAAAGCCACCACGAGACATTTCAGCAGAATTTTCTCCATAATCAGCAAGTGGATTACGCGCACTGCCATAAGTCTGCCAATCTGCATATTGCTGATACTGATCAGGCATCGCTGGAGAAGTTGACACATCTCCGAGTCTGTCAACCGCATCATTCTCAAAACAAAGCATAGCATTATAGATATCAGCAGTATTTTGAGAAATTGTTTCACCGTTAATTTGACAGGTGATTACATCAGTAATTGCCTGAATTGGAAACTGGCGAAGTGCGTCATTGGTGCCCAGTTGCATGGCAACATTTGTCTCAACCTTGAGATAGCATTTGATACGCACATTGCGATCCAATATCGTCTGCGTGCTTGGGGGCGAGATAGACCACGATGCCTGAACTAAAGGTTGATTGGCACTACCCCATGAATTTGAGGGAAAGATCTGCTGTGTCACTCTGCTTCCGCCTTGAGCAACGATATGACTTTTCATTTGGTCGGGTTCAATTCTGGCACGAGGAAACGTGAGTTTTGTTAAAGTTGACATTATTTCTTTTATTAAGGGTAAACATAATAAAAATAAAAAAAAAAATTCAAGAATAAATAAAATCATAAATTTTTTTTTAATTCATTTTTGGTTGAGGTAAAAAAATGCCTAACGATAAAGTTAATAATCCTGCATAATTTCTCTGTGAATTACAATCTGGTTCTAATACTAACATTGACGCTGAAAAAACTATTATTGATATTAAAACTCCAACCTGTATGAAGTATTTAACTGCAGTTTTATCCATTTTTAAACAACAGGATCTCCATTCTTCTTGAATCTCAGGAACAGGTTGAGTTGGTTCATCCATTTATATTAAGAGAATATTTAAGAAAATATATCTTGTCTTAATATAAATGATGCAATACAATCAAAATAGATTATATCAAAACTCTCTTCATTCATTAACTGGTAAAAGAGGTGGAGGTATGTTACCTACGGGGACTACGTCCTTACTAAATAATACAGATACTCAAAACGCTTTAAATTTATCTTCTTTGAATTTAATGGAAAACAAAACTAAAAGTCTTAACGATCAGGGTGATATGGTATACTATAACGTTAATATTTTTAATAAAGACGAAGTAGAAGGAAAACAATGTATATTCAGTGAAAATCGTGTGACACCTGTTCTCCAAAACCCAAGTGATTATAAATTTTCTTGTGTTCGGTTTCAATTACCTTCTATCAATATTCCTATCCTATTTTTTAGAGATAGAGATTTATTCATTAAACTTCAATACGATGGTGCTGAAGTTCAACAAGATTTAATTTACATACCGAATTCTGCAACTGCTGATATTTATCAAGGACGTCAGCCTGTATATGATTATCAAGAAATTGTTAATTCTCTAAAC